AGGACCTAACTTGGGAAACTTTTATTCCATGTGCCTCGGCATATTGCTTCTTAGCCTTGGCGATAATCTGGCGCTTCTCCTTGGAGTCAGCGGCGAAGGATAGGAACGCCACGACATTAGCAAGGCTTTGGGCGAGTTCAGCATCGTCTCCAGCATCGTAGAGAGCAATCCATTCAAGCGCTCTCCATAAGTCGCCTACAGATGGGGCTTCAGGCTTTATATCGCCACGAAAAAGGTAGTTATCTACAGTTCCCTCATCGGCGGAAATCTGAGTTTTCCACTCAAAGTTTTTGTAATCAGCGCTCACTTGAATCTCCCTACTTTTAAGATGCTTTCCCATTCCTGTTGGAATTGGATTCCGTAGCACTTCACGCAAACGCCCTCTGGAAAGATTTCAAACTTTCCAATCTGGACACCGCATTGAACACAGACCTCCATGGGTCACTCCTCTCTCTTACATACCCAGTTTACCATACGGGGGTTAGATATTCAACACAAATAGGGCTAAATTTAGGGCTAAATTTAGTTCGAACAAATGTTCGTTTGGTACCCTTTTCCTATGTCTCTTACGCCAGCGTTCGTCACACTCTTGAAGGCATCATGCCCAACGGCAACACAGGATGTAGGAGCCAACCTTGAGAACCGCGAGAAAGCCATTGATAAGGCTAACTACGGTCCCTTGAACCCATCAGAGCCAAACGATGAGTTCTGGTCTGAAATCGCCTCTGAATGGGATGTACCAGTCGCCGAGGCTAAAAAACAGAAATGCGGCAATTGCGCGGCGTTCATTCAAACCTCAGCCATGATGGAGTGCATCAAAGGCGGATTGGCTCAGGGAGATTCCTCCGATAACGCATGGGATGTTACTGATGCTGGAGAGTTGGGATATTGCGAGGCTTTCGATTTCAAATGTGCCAGCGCTCGCACCTGCCGAGCATGGATTGTCGGCGGTCCAGTTACAGATAAGAGCAAAAAATAATGGCTAAGAAAAAAGCAGGAGCGTTTAACCCGATGCAGATTAAAGACGGGTGGATAGTTCGCATGACCAAAGATGGTCGCATCGCTCAGAAGATTGAGCGTTATTACCCACGCCTACCTAAAAAGGCTTAGCAATGAGAGAGTCGCTTTCGCCGCGAGATAGATGCGATAGATGCGGAGCGCAAGCAAAAGTCCGAGCCAGTTTCCTGTCGGGCGATTTATACTTTTGTGTACATCACGCCCGACAGTTCGACATTAAACAGGCATCATTCTCAGTAGAAGTCGAGAATGAAGAAGTCGAAAATATGCTGGTCTTACACCGATTCTAAGAATGTCTGGATTACAGCCGTAATCACACACAGTACAAAAGAACCGAGTAATGCAACGCCCCAGAGATAGCGCAGTTCAGGAAACTTTGCAGGTTCTCTCTTTGGCTTACGCTTTGTGCGTGGCTTTGATGATTTGATGATGTCCTCGAATTTCTTATTGACTTCGTTTGTATCCACTTGGTACTCCCTCTCTTAGATTAACTAACAGAGGTTAGAATACTATGCTTTAGATTTAGATGCAACTTTCTTTTTCTGTGTCTTATAGATAAACGGACCAGATGTATAGGCATCATTATCGGCTGAAATCTGTAAAGCCTTCTCAATCGTAGCCCCAGCAGATAGCGCACCAATGGCATAACTAGAGCCAGAGCCAACACCGTAGAAACCTTTATCATCAAGCGAGATGCTCATATCTTCAGCGAGTTCAAATACCTCGCCACCTACAGCAATCAAGAAAGCAAATTTAGTTTCACCATCATCGGATTCGTTCCATTTGTATTCTTGCTCTTTGAAGCAAGCCTTCAGCGAAGGAACAACTTTAGAAATCATAAAATGGTAAACATCTAAAAAATCTTTTGCAGTTGGCTTAGGTGGAATCCAGATATGTTGAGCAATATCGCAAGGCGCACATTCGCCAGAACCAGCAATAAGGAAATCTCCGCGTTCGGTTATCTTTACCATCTTTGGATGATTAGATGTTCGACCATCGGATGAAGTTGTCTGTGAGTCAGCCCCAAAAACTACTTTTTCCTTATGCTGGATAGCCACGATTGTTGTCATGGCTCAAGCGTACCGTCAGCCCTTTGGAGCCACCAGCGCGAGACTTGCCTTAGCCCATAGGTCAGGAGTCTGGTCATCTGGCAGATAGCCTCCAGCGCCTCCAAAGAGGATAGGCGTGTCAGGGTAAGCCATGCGGATGCTTTTCATGGCGAGTTCATAACCACCCACGGTATATTTCAATTCCGAAAGTGGGTCATCGGCTAAGCCATCTGCACCGCAAGCGATAAAGATAAAGTCTGGCTCAAAGTCGAAACAGACATCAAGGAATGATTGAGTTGCATCTTTCAAACCTTCATCATCGGTATTAGCGGCAAGAGGAAAGTTCAAAGCCTTTCGCTCCCAATCAGAGACAAGCCCAGTTCCAGGAAAGATTCCCCATTGGTGGACAGAGAATGACATGATATTGAGATTCGCCTTAGTCAGCGCTTCAGTACCGTCACCATGGTGAGCATCGCAATCGAATATCGCAACCTTCTTGCCCATCTTGGTCAATTTAGTTGCGGCAATAGCAAAGTCATTGAAGATACAGAATCCGCTGGAGTAGTCACGCATCGCGTGATGCTTAGCCCCTGGCAAATGAATCGCTAACTTGGTCTTTTCTTCCAAGAGTAAATCAAGCGCTGTAAGAGTTCCGCCTACAAATAACTTTGCAAGGTCACCGAGGTCATGGCGTGGTCCATCCCATTCATCCGATAAACCTTTGACAGTTACATCGTGAACATAGATTGGGTCATGCACTAAGAGCAGGTCATCCGTGTGAGGAATCTCTGGGGTGAATTCGTCAATGTTGAGTCGGCGATTCTGTCCCTCAATGATTACACGGTTGCGACCATGCAAGAACCTACGACCCTGCGTAGGGTGCGAGTTATCGAATATCCAGTTCGCATAGTCAGGCGAATGGACAATGATTGCATCTTCCATGGTCATGCTCCTCTCTCGTAATATAACCCCCATTGTACACCTATTATGACAACCACTCTTGCAACTTCTCAGCAGAGTAGCCAATCTCGCTGAGCCAGTTAGTGATTTTTTCTTTGTCATCCTTACGGCAGAACACCACGATGGATGCTGAGAACACATTGGATGTTGGCTCGGTCAAGATAAAGATTTCACCTACAGAGCCGTAGAAGTTCTCGCAGAGTTCTTCACCGAATGTATTGAAATATGCCTTGCGTGTATGGAATTCATCAGCCCAGCCAGTAGTCCAGCCCGATGCTAGAACTTCAATATCCTTGAAATTCTTCTCGGTATCGTAATGACCGCGCCATCCATCAGTCTTTTCCCATACGCGACCCTTCCATTCATCAAAGAGTCCATTGAACCAATCTGGGATGTCGCCATATTCACCTCGGGCAAAAGCATCGCCAAAGATTACTTTGCTGGCTTCTGGGTCGCCATCTATCTTGAGTAGCGTTGATGCGTTCTCAAGGTCTGATTGCTCGCAGTCGTAGCAATAAGGCTTTTCAGTTAATTCTGAATAAGCGAACCCATCATCTTCGTTGATAACAGTTTCGCAATCAGAGCATTTTGTAATTGTCTCGCTCATTACTTTCCCCCTCTTGACTTGAGTACAACTTTGGCGGCTTCTAGCCTTTGCTTATCTTCATCGGTATTGAGCCATGGCAACATATTGAGAGCCTTGACCATATTCTTCAAAGCCCATGATGGCTGGTTGCCTACGATTTTCTTTGCTTCATCAATAGTCATTACGCAACCTTTCCAAAAGCATCGTTAGAACGGAAGCAAGATGCTTGGTAAGCAACCTCTCCGATATTTTCTGGATACACACCTTCTATAGTGCCTTTGTTAAAGTATTGACCTTTACGCTTGAACTGACGAGTGACTGTCCATGTGTCATCCCAAGCCAAGTAAATCTCAACGCTGTATCCATTGGATACTGGAAGTGTTATTGTGCGAGTTGCCTTGCCATCATTGGTGCGCCAAACTTGAACGCGACCACCTGAGATAGCAAAGATATTTCCTCGACCAATTTGACCAAGGAGTTCATCCTCGTTAAATGGGCGATACTTTTCGTAAGTTACTTCTGACATTTTGTATCCTCTCTCTTGGTTACAGTCCGAGTTTAACACAACTGGGGTTAGTTATCAACCTTATCTTTTACAGTTACAGAGAAAACTGCATCTCCGAACTTCTTGATTTCAACATCCTCAATCTTCTCGAATCCAAAATCAGCGCAGATGTAAACCCGCCCGTTGATTTCGACTTCATCACCAACTGAGATTGATGTGTGAGTACGAGTTTCTGAAAGCAATGGGTGAACCAATTGCCAGATGTAGCCCTGATAAAGATTTGTGTCTGCATGAACAATTTCGCAGATTTGCTTATCTGTGACTGTCTCTGGAAATTCAGTCTCGACCTCTACTGAACTAACGAAACGACCTTGCTCTGGCTTATCGCCAAAAGCCTTCCATGTGATTTTGATTTTTTGTGACACTTGAGTTCCTCTCTCTCAATCATTTACAACCCCAGTTTAGCATAGATTCTTGCATTGGTACAATTAGGCTACATATCGTGTCCTAGTGACCCCGAATCAGGGGGTCAAATGAGGTATTTGCGCTTAGGAATAGCCTTCCTCATCGTCATCCTCCTAGCCCTTTTGCCCATGGATGATGCTGGGGCTGATAACGCATGGGAATCCGTGGTGAACGGCAATGTCTCGGGCAGTTCGGTTCAATTCGACTACCGAGGGGGTAGCGCCTCCTACATCACCAATGTCTCTGATGGCTCAACCGTCACCGTCACGGTAGATAACACAATCGCAAACTGCATCGGCTCCTGTACGCCAATCCCCGATAACTGGACCGTATCAATCAACGGGCAAAGTTTTAGCGGCAACACAATTGAAGTTGCAACGGTCAGCGCCGTTGTCTCGGGTCAAGCGACAATTTCCGTCTCAGGCATTGATGCTGGATTTTGGGGTGGATGGTACGGACCAATCTTTACCGTCTCGTTTAGTTCTCCTGCGCCAGTTGTCGAGCCTTCGCCTTCGCCTTCTCCAACCGTAACTCCGACTCCAACTCCCGAACCATCTGTGTCCACCCAGCCAAGTCCCGAGCCACAGCCTTCTCAATCAAGTCCAGAGCCTCAACCATCTCCGAATGTAAGTGAGACTCCAACCGCTTCTTCGAGTCCTGAGCCAACATCCAGCCCAGAACCAAGCCCAACACCAACACCGACACCAACGCCAGAAACTCCATCGCCAACTCCTGCTCCTCAAAATAATGTAGTGAATGGTAGTGCTAATGAAGGTAGCGGTCTATCTCTTTCTGCACCTATTGGAAAGATTTTTACCTCAGTTATATTTGCAAGTTACGGCACACCAAACGGATATTCAATCGGTCAATGCCATGCACCTAATTCAGTTGAAAAAGTTGCAGAAATATTTTTAGGAAAAGCAATTGCAACAATCATGGCAATTAACGATGTATTCGGCGACCCTTGCGGTGGCACATATAAATCTTTAGCGGTCAGTCTTGCTTATGGTGATGACCCTCAAGCCCCAGCACCCAGCCCCAGCCCTTCGCCCGAGCCTTCTCCTGATACTCCTGCTCCTTCTCCGTCTCCAAGTCCTGAACCAACTCCAACGGAGGTAGCACCTCAACCGTCTCCTCAACCGACACCAGAGGAGACCGCGACCAATCCGCAACCATCTCCCAGCCCGAGTGAGCCTCAGCCTTCACCAACATCGGAATCAACTTCGACAGAGACTCCAGCCCCTCAACCTGCCGTAACTCCGACTCCTCAACCTCAACCGACCCAGGAACCTTCGCAGTCCATACCTGAACCCACACCTTTGCCATCGCCTACTCCTCCTGCCATTGAACCTGAACCAATTGCAATCCCTGACCCGCCACCTGCCGTAGAGCCTGAACCTAATCCATTGCCTGATGTCGCCCCGACTCCCGATGAAACTCCCATTCCCGAGCCTTCACCAGAACCAGTTCCGAGCGAACCCGAACCAACTCCTGCTCCAGAGCCTCAACCCGAGCCTTCGCCCGAACCAGTTGAACCGCCTGATGTAGCGCCCGAGCCAGCACCAGAGCCAGTAGAGCCACCACCGCCAGTAGAAGAACCTGCTCCTGAACCACCATCTGAATCTCCCTCTGAATTATTGGATGACATCTTAGCCGATGGGGATGTCACGGCTAATGAAGTTGCATCAATTGTGGATTCAGTTCAAGCGGATGGCAAATTGACCGAAGCAGAAAAAGGAATTGTTGCTGAAGCGCTAGTTGCTCAATTCGGTGATGCTCCAGTTACAGCATCGGCAATTGCTGAAGCGGGAATTGATTACGCAGATTTACCACCCGAGACTCCAGTTGAAACCCGTGTTGATGAAAGTGGCGAGCCAATCGTCATTACAGCCGAGGTTGCAGATGCCCTTGAGTTGGTAGCAAACCCAGCGGAATTAGTAGGGGCGATTTTTACTGACCCTGCTAAGGCACTTATGGCGTTAGGAAATATCGGAGCAGATATGTCCGATACAGAACGCGAAGAATCACAAACAGTAGTTGTTGCCTCGGTCATCGTGGGAGCAATTGCATCACTATCAATAAGGAGAATGTAAATGAAACATTTCTTTAATGACCTCATCGGTCAGTTATTTACCATGCTGGGATTTTTTATTGCGTGGGTAACCATTGACGGGTCTGCTAAATCGGCAGTTGCCTATGCGACTTTATGGTGCCTCGGAATTTGGATTCTCACTTACCCACTACTAAGAACTAAGGATGAAGAATGAAAAACATCAATAACATCTTGATGCGAATGGTCGCGGTCTTTGCATCATCTGGATTATCAGTAATCGGTGCTGGCTCACTCTTTGGGCTAGATGTAATTACCGCCGCAATGATGGCTGGTTTGCTGGGAGTTGCAACCGTGGTTGAATCTCTTGCTCGCTCATTCCTTGATGATGGCAAATTGACTTCAGCCGAAATCAATGAAGCCTTCACTAAGGTGGACAAGAAGAAGGCTTAAGCGGCTTTCAATCTTTCTTTGAGTGCGGCTTGATTGGCTTTCTCGTCAATGACCCATTGCTTTCTGGATTCTGGGCAACGGGCTTTGACGGGACCATTCTTGCCAACAACTTTTACGCCCTTGAGGTGAAATGCACCTTGTAACGCCTCGGCAGAATCTTTGCCCAGAAAGTGTCTGACTAAATCCAGCAGACATGATGCGAATTCGGCTTTGTGTCCATCGAGTCGAGTTAGGTGATGGGCTACCTCATGGAGAATCACATATTCGTTTCTCGCCCACTTTGGCAGTTTGATTGCCCGTCTCCCGTAATAGAAAGTCGCACACGCCTTACGGCGACCTCGACCATCTAAGACAAGTATTGCTGGAATCGAGCCATAGTTATCTTTTACATATTTACGGGCTATGACTTTATCGGTGAACGCCTGACATTCTTTCAAGGTCAGAGTTCCGCTGTGTTGCTTAATCCCGCTGATGGTCTCGGCGATGTAGAGCCTTCCCGCTTGGTCTTTGACTTTAGGCATCTTGCCCCCTCTCATAACCCATTTTACCATACGGGGGTTGGGAATAGCACCAAGAGTTCCAGCGTTGAACGGAGCATGGGGGCAGACACGCCGAGATTAGGTGGTTGAAATGGGTTTGCATATCTAACCCCCGTAGTGTATCTTTAGAAGTGAGAGAGAGGACAACAATGGTCACCAAAGAGTTCGCGGTCAAAATTGACACTCAGTTGTCAGAATTACATGACAAGAGTTGGAATCTTCGTGTTGCGTTAGAGAGCGCACTTGATACAAAAAAGTTTTACGAGAAGCATTACCCAACCCGCGTTGATGAAATTGCAAAGTGCGAAAACAGCATTGCAACTTTGAGAGACCAGATTTTCAAAGTGGGTAGCGAGATTCTCGACCTCAACGAAATCTATGACCAAGACCCATGGACAAGAGCGTTCTTAGTTCTTGCCAGCAACGGTCATGTTCATAGTTCAAGGGATTGCTCAACCTGCTTCGATACAACTCGTTTCTTATGGTTGGTCCAGTACAGCAATGACGATGAGAACACAATCGTTGAAGATGCTGGTCAAGATGCTTGCACAGTTTGTTATCCATCTGCTCCAGCCGAGGTATTGAATCGCCCATCACGAATCGTGACAGCCGACAAAATTGCAAAGGCTCAAGCAAAGGCAGAGCGCGATGCAAAGAAGGCAGAGCGAATCGCTAAGGAGAAGGCAAACGCTCCAACAATCAGCGGCGAGTTCATCTACATCAAAGATGGCAAGTACACACAGGTAATCAAGACAGAGCGCTCAGCGGTCACAGAATGGTTTGACCAATACGCAAAGTCTCAGCGTTCAATTGTCACTCAATATTTCGATGGCAAGCCACACAGCGCCGAGAGCATCCAGGACCAGAAGGACCGTATCGCTTACGCTGGAGAAATCGCTCAGTTGATTTGCTTCCGCTTGGCTGAGAAGCATGGAATCACTTACGATGAGCAAGAAGTAATTCTCATCAAGAAGTACGGAAAGAGAGGCTACTAATGACACAGATAAACGAGACTATCGAGCGTTTATTGGCTGAAGCCAACGAGCCTCTCCATCCTGATTTAGTTCCATACTTTGAAAGCGATGGAGCGCTAGGCGCTCAAGTTCGTCACCCATTGGTATATCAAGTGCCACTATGGTCAAACGGTAGCGCCAATGTTTACTATCTCCAGAAGAAAAAGGATTTAGATATAGCGCTTGCAGAAAAGAATTTCAATCGAGTTGTGTATTTACATGAGCGCCCATATCGCCTTCAGGCATTTACCCAGATTGCTCATCATTTATCAGATACAAAATACTGGTCAATCCTGTCTGGCATCTGGACCGATACAGAGAATCAATGGCAGAACCTTGAGCAATGGAAAGAGTTGCTCTCAGCCAATCGTTCAAGCCGTCATTATCTGATGGATGAATCAGAGGTTCAGTTATTGAATTCACTACCAGAGTTGGTTACCATCTACCGTGGATGCGTTAAGGGTCTTAATGAGAATGGACTTTCATGGACACTCGACAAAGCCAAGGCAGAATTCTTTGCTAACAGATTTAGCAAGGAAGGAATTATCTTAGAGAGAGAAATTCCAAAGTCAGACATCATCGCGGTCCTAACAGGTCGCGGAGAATCTGAAGTGATATGCGAGGTAAAGAAATGAAATGTTATACCTGCAATAGCGAGTACAGAATCACATTCGTAAAAGGTAAGCCGTATTGCTTTCGATGCGAGGTAGATGCCTCACTCGTTGCATACGGATTGGTCTCAATCAAGGGAGGAAAATAATATGTTGGCTAGATACCTAGAGAAGCAAGGTGGTCGCGTTACAGCGCGTGGCTACAAAGTGTCCGAATGGCTAGATGCCGTAGGCGTGTTTCTCCTCATCTTCGCCGTTTTCGGCATTGTGGGGTCAATTGAGAGCGGAAAGTGGTTCTAATGAGAGTTCCATCATGGTTCAAGCCAAAAGAGCCTCTACGCCTCTCTGAAGCCTCTCTAGCCCGTCTGCGTAGGCTGGAGCGGGAGAAGTTGCTCGCTGAGGAATCCGACAAGCGCCGCGCTCGCCGAAAGGCTCGTTTGGATTTGATTATTAAACCCCAGTAGGGTATGCTTATCTTGTAAGACCGAGAGAGAGGTAACACCAATGACATATCAAGAAAATATCGCAAGAGTAGTTGAAATCAACGGCAAGCCAGTTGGTAAGAAAAAGCCACTTACAAAGCGTGAGTGCGCTCGCATTTATCGTGAAGCATACGAGGCTGGTCTCAATGCTGGCAAAGATGCAGATACTCCAAAGTTTATTGTTGGAGATGCAATCGGTCTTAGCAACGAGATTGACTTCAGCAAGAAAACTTACATCCTTGATGGTCTTTGCGGATTCGCTTGGGTCACAGTTTCTCCAGCGCGAGGTGCGTTTGTGAATTGGCTCAAGAGTCAAGGAATCGGTAGCAAAGGTTATTACGGTGGATACGAAATCTGGGTTCGAGAATTCGGACAGAGCGTAGACCGTAAGAGCGCGTTTGCTGGAGCGTTTGCTGAAGTGCTTCGAAAGTACGACATCAGCGCTTACTCAGGTAGTCGCCTCGACTAACTAAATAAAGTTCACCCGCTGGTTGAGCGCCGTTCCGTTCCCAGCGGGTGTTCTGCATACCATTGGTGTACCCTATTTCTTGGGTACCCAAGTTCGGTGGGGTAGATTGCCCGATGCTGTCTGTCCTCTCTCATAGACTTGCATTGTGTTGGCTCCCCCACCGAACACCTTCTTATTTATTACCCCACTTAGTTTTGTAATCACAGAATAATCTGCTACCTTTTATTCAGGTCGCAAACTACCTACACCTCAAAAGCGAGGTCAGTCCGATACTGACAACATGGATTCGTTACATCCAGTAACGCCGAATCGTTCGCTCCGAACCATGGAGGAATATGCGTACTTATGGAAAACTTTCGTTAAAACCGATTCACATAGCGTTAATCAGCGCGTTACTGATTACAACTAATCCACTTCAGATGCCCAGAGACCCTGCGGCTAATGCGGTTGAAACAGTTGAACCACCTAAGCCAGTTCTGGTCGAAAGAACACCAGAGGCGGCTAAGGAATATGCCAAAACCCAGTTGGCTTTATTTGGCTGGGATACACCTAAACAATGGGCTTGCCTTTTGGATTTGTGGACTGGCGAATCAAATTGGAGACCACAGGCGTACAACAAGCAAGCCGTTTACCAAAATGGCGAGCGCCTTCATGCAGGTGGAATTCCTCAGATTTTAGGACTTGACCCAGATACTACGGTTGAGCGCCAGATTGAAAGAGGATTTCTTTATATCCAATCTCGCTACGACACGCCATGCAACGCCAATTCCTTCTGGCACCGAAATCTTTGGTACTAAGGTTGGTGCATGGATGAAGAACAGAAAAAACCTTCCGCGATAGATAACGCTCTTGCTGATATAGCCAGAGTTGCTTTCCTTGACCCAGCCATTTGTACTGGCTGGGTCTTGGTAGCGGAATGGACAGATGGAACCGCTAACGGTTTTTGGACAACTACTTTGGCAGATGACCAGCAACCTGATTGGCGACAAAAAGGATTACTTCATCACGCTTTAGATACATGGGGAGAGGACAACCTGTTTGATGATGACGATAACGGAGAAGGAGAGACTGGACCTTCTGAGGAAACTGCTAGTTGAGCGATATGGTGAATTAGCGACACGCCAAGAGGATATACAAGTTAAATCGAATAACTAACTCTAGTATTTACACCATGAGTTTATTAGAGTTTTTAGATAATGCCCCGTGTCGCAATTCAGACCCGTGGCTCTTTGACCAATATCAATTAGACCTTGCACAGCCTGGGTTGCAATATTGTCGAAACTGTAAATTCTGGAATGAGTGTGACTCTTTAGTAAAGCCAGAGAGTTCAAACTATGACGGAATCGCAGGTGGCAAGGTGTGGCGCAACGGCAACTTATTGGCTAGGTTATCTCCTAATTCCCCGTATCCATTGATAGTGAATGAGGAGAGAGAGGTCTTTATTAGTGTTGAAGCCGTGGCAGTTCGAGGGAGCATCGTGCTGGGGGATTGAAACGGATTTTTATTTTCCAGAGGACCATCGAGTTACTGACGAAAATAAAAAAGTAAAGGCACTTTGTAAATCGTGCATCTGGCAAAAAGAATGTCTGACCTACGCACTACATTACTCGGTAGTCGGAATCTGGGGAGGAACAAGCCCTAGAGAACGGTCAGCAATAAGAGCAAAACTAAATATCATCCCGATACCTATAAACGAAGGAAAAATATAAATGACTCAATTGACTATAACGGGAAATGTAGTAGCAGACCCAGAGTTGCGAGTAATCGCTAGTGGGAAATCAATTGCGACTTTCACAGTCGTAGCATCGAAAGCAAAAAAACAAGCCGATGGCACTTGGGAGAATACAGATACAACTTTCTGGGATATAAAGTGCTGGGATAAAACCGCTGAAAATGTATCAGCATCAGTCAGAAAAGGAATGTCGGTTATTGTTGTTGGAACCGCAGTTCAAGAGAATTGGGATGACAAGACCACAGGGGCTAAGCGCTCAAAGATTGCTGTAACGGCATGGAATGTAGGCATTGACCTCAAGCGCCATACAGCCGATGTGGTTCAAGTAACCCGTAATTCAGCAGGAGACCAAGAGATTGACCCTTGGAGCGCTCCATTGTGGCAGACCATTCCTACGCCCCCAACTTCGGACATAGCGCCTTTCTAACCATCGTATAGTATGCTAGGGGTTAATAATTTCCTTACGAAAGGGGAAAATGGTGGCTTGGACTGATTACTTCGTCAGCAACATTGCTGGCTCGAAAGTTGTTGTATCTCAATCTGGCAGACCGTTCGTTTCGCATGAGATTGCCCCACGCGATTATGTGGAAATCGAATTGACCGAGACGAGCAATGAGTTGCCTTTCAAGATTTCGTTTCGGTCATTCGATTCACTTGGCACACAGACAGAACATCGTATGTATGCTCAAGCGGGAACAAAAGAGATGGCTCGTAACTTTGCAATGGAAGTTGCTAACCTGCGTTTGAATTCCAGAGAGTTTGTCCTAGACGGAGAATAAGTCCAAAATTCACTTAATGCTAAAATCATTGGGTGGAAGATGACTACTCTGGCTTAAATCGCCATGGTGTCATGTCCGTTCTCGGGGCTTTCGCAGTTCAAACCCATGAACTATTCTTGGAATTGAAAAGCGCGGGGTTTAACGAAGAACAGGCAATCAAAATTCTTGTCGGACTAGCATCTAAAGAGTAGAGGGAAACAATGGCAGAAAAGCCAGATTTACAGGAACTCGGCTCTACGGGTTTACGCCGTTCAGGTGGAACGGTCTATGAAGAATTCCTTGTTAATCTCCGTGGACTTCGTGGCGCTCGCGTTTATCGTGAGATGGCAGACAATGACCCAACAATCGGGTCAATGCTTTATGCAATTGAAAAAGTTATTACACGCCTTGAATGGCGCGTAGACCCATATTCAGATAATTCAGTAGACGGTGATATAAAGCCTGAAGATGAAGAAGTCGCGGCGTTCATTGATTCCTGTTTACACGATATGTCGGATTCATGGGACCAGACACTTTCACAGATTCTCTCAATGCTCGTTTATGGATACTCTTACAACGAAATCGTTTACAAGGTCCGTACAGGTCCAGAGGCGAAAGACCCATCAAAGCGTTCTAAGCACACAGATAATAAAATTGGATGGCGTAAGTTGCCTATCCGTTCTCAAGAAACTTTATTCCGCTGGCAGATTGACGAGAGCGGTGGAATTCAAGCGATGGAGCAGACCGACCCATCATCGGGCGGCACACACATTATTCCTATTGAAAAGGCTTTGCTTTTCCGTACAACTACAGCAAAGAATAACCCAGAAGGTCGCTCAATCCTTCGTAACGCATATCGCCCTTGGTTTTACAAGCGCCGTATCGAAGAAATTGAAGCAGTCGGTATCGAGCGCGACCTAGCAGGTTTGCCAGTTGCCTATGTACCACCTGAGTATCTATCAAGCGCGGCTACAGCCGAGCAAGCGAATGTTCTAGCGACAGTTCAAAACATCGTTACTTCTATCAAGCGTAATGAGCAAGAGGGCGTTGTATTCCCAACACTTTACGATGATGCAGGACATAAGCAGTTCGACCTAGTTCTCCTATCTTCAGGCGGTTCACGCCAGTTCGATACAGACAAGATTGTTCAGCGTTATGACCAGCGTATGTCTATGTCAATCCTTTCAGACTTTATTCTTCTGGGTTCAGACCGAGTTGGCTCTTATGCTCTTGGTTCAACAAAGATGGATTTATGGTCAATGGCAGTTGATTCAATCGCTAAGAATATTGCTGAAGTATTTAACCAATACGCAATTCCACGCCTTATGAAACTCAATGGTATGGATGCCTCACGCGCTCCATTCCTTACCTACGGAGAAGTAAGCCATGTTGATTTGACTGAGATTTCAGACTTCGTAACTAAGTTGGCTACCGCTGGTGTTCTTATGCCAGACCCTAAGTTGGAAGATTATCTCCGTGACTTGGCTGGTCTACCACCTGCTGAGCATGACGGACAAGAAGCCTATGGCGCTCCAGCGATGCCAGGAGCCGAAGCCGCTCCAACAGAATTTGATGCTCCTCCATCTTTGGAAGAAGAATTGGAAATTCCAGAAGGACAGGAACCGCTAGACGGCGATTTGGAGTAGAGCATGGCAATTAGGTTCGGCTCTGGCTCAGACGGTTCCAGAAACCCATTAACGCCTGAAGAAGCGGCGATGGCGCGTGTCCTCGTCAATGCAATTCGTAATGCCACCGACAAAATCAAGGTGGAGGAGTTGGCAAAGATTCTTGGTCGCTTAGATGCCGACACCTTAGACCGATTACTCCGAGCAATTTCAATCCGCGGGGATGCCGCAAAGATTGAAAGTCAGTTGCTTAGCATTATTGATTTAGGTGGAAAAGATGCCATTAAGGGGCTACGAGAAATTGCACCTGCCTTGGCTCTGCCAGCATTTACACCTACCCAAGTTCGCATTGCTAACCCAGAATCTATGGCTAACATGGATTTCACAAAGATTCCTAATTGGGCAAGGGTAAATCCAGAGCCAATTGCTTTCAGTTTATCTTTTGATAAGACAAACCCTAATTCTCTTGGCTTTGCATCTCGTAGAGCGGGTGAGTTGGTCACAAGTATTGACAACCTAACCCGCGAAGCAATCCGCAAGATTATTATTGATTCATTTAATGAGCAGATTGATGTACGCCGTACCGCAGTTCGAATTAAGAACATTATTGGTCTGCATCCCAAATGGGCTGATGCGGTTACTAAGTTCGAGAAGAATGAATTTGACCGATTGATTAAGGCTGGCATCAAAGAGGCTCGCGCTATTGAACGCGCCCAAAAATCAGCAACCGCTTACGCGGATAGATTAAAGAGCGCTAGAGCCAAGACCATTGCTCGCACCGAGATTCAGATTGCCCAGAATGAAGGGCGCATGGAGGGCTATCGCCAAGCCGATGAAGCGGGTTACATAGACCCAGCGACAATGAAGATGTGGATTACAGCCCCAGATGAGCGCACCTGCGACATTTGTGCGCCCCTGAATGGAGAAGTCGTACCTTGGCTTGGAACCTTCTCTATCGGGCTTGAGAAGCCCATAGTCCACCCTAATTGCCGTTGCACCTTCGTAATCCTGCCTCCAGACCGAGGCACTAAATGAAGGTAATTAAGTTTGCGCCTGGGCTTACCCCAGTCCTAAAGCATGAAGAACATGACCAATCTACCCATGGCAATTGGGCTGGAGTTGGAGGTATGGCTACAGAAGGAAAAAATTTACTTAGTGGTAATCAAATTAAAGACATAGAATCTGCATTAAGCAAAATTCCCGCAAATCACCTTGAGGCATTAGTAGCATCTGGTACGAAAGTAAGAATCATGGATAGCCCAAAGGCGATGAGTCCTGAAGAAGCGCCTCATTTTCATAGAGCCGATAACGAAATCCGTATAGATAAAAATTCTGGCGCGAGCGCTCTTTTGCATGAAATCGGACACGCTTTAGATTTTAATGCTAAATCTGGAGATGGATTCCTCTCAGATGACCCAAATTTTAGAAAAATAATTAAAGACTCAAAGTTTCCAGATTTTGCATCTTCAAGAAATTCATTTGCTCGCAACGAAGAATTCGCCGTTGCTTATGAAAATTATTATTTAGATGGCGGCAAATTTATAGGGGCTAAACCAACAAAAGAATTTGAGCAGGTTATGGAGGGAATTGGACAATACATTCTCTCTGAGCGGGTAAATAAACACCAAGAACATGACCAATCTAGCCATGGAAATTGGGCAACAGGTACACCTCAAGGTGGTAATGGATTGGCTCATAGAGAAATCTATCAACTTCAGGCTGGAACTGTAGACAGTTTAATGCGTAAGATTTACGATGCTGAAGAACGATTTCAGCCAAATGTACAAAGAGATATTCCTAAACCATTTCCGCCAAGCCGTACAGAATTTCAAACTAGCGCAGAATACGATAAAGCATACAAAGAGTATTCAAAAGCATTTGATAAGTGGTCTCAGGAATCAACACGCAATATAAAATCTACAACAGGCGTAAGACATCTTGACGGAACAAAGGCTGGAGTTCAAGCCTATGTTGATGCCGTGACTTCTGCTGATTGGTTTACAGAAGCATTTGGCGATGGCGGTGTAGTAGGAACTCCCAAGGTATCCCTTCGTGCCATGGGTGTTGCGGGTCAATATGCAATCGGAACAAAGGGCGGAGTTGGATATAGCGCTTTGGCTATGGATAAAGGTTATTCACAAGCAGAGCCAGTAATCCTTCACGAACTTGCTCATTACGCTACAGCAATAAGCGCAACTAGCCGTTACGAAGGTCACGGAGTAGAGTTCGCAAAGAATCATGTTTACATGGCAAGCAAAGTAATTAGCCCAGATTATGCCGCTGGTCTTGAAAAGGCTTACAGGGAGGCAGGTGTCCCAATTGGATAAAGATTTTGATTACACAATCGTTGAGCCTCCTATAGACCCGATATTTATTCCTGCTCCGTATGAGGGTGACGATGAGATGCTCAAGCATGAGGGAGGCGGTCACGACCAAAAGACTCATGGTAACTGGGCAACGGGTGGCGAAATAAGCACTTGGAATCCGAAAGACCCAATTCCAGAAAGCCCTCGTAACGCGGGTGGCATGACTGCTAAATCGTGGGAAGCGTGGGAACACGGTCCAGACGGACAGAACTTCATTGCTCTTTTTAGAAAATATGCGGCTGAAGAATTAGGTCTTGAAGTTCCAAAAACACCTTTTGACCAAGGTGGATATTTGAATTACATGATGGATAGAGGCTGGGGTAAGCCAAGTCGTGAAGAAGCAAAAGGGATGCTTAATGCCATTGCAAATGGCAAACCTCAACCAGCGCTGTATCGAGGAATGACCGATTCAACCGACCCAGAAGAACAAAAGAGTTTTGATGCACTACTTTCCACTAAGCCTGGAGACACCTTCGATATGCCATTGGTATCAACTACTCGCTCATTAGGAGTTGCTACTTGGTATGCGGCAGATGTGATGGGCGCTGGGGAAAGAAGTGTTGTTATGAAGATTCAAGACGGCGCTAAAGGAGTTTCTCTAAAAAAAGAAAACAGCGTTTACCCACAAGACCATGAAGTTATCACAAGTGGAAAATTTGAAGTTGTATCAGTTTCAAAAGTAAGCATCCCATACTGGAGTCGCGGTATTTTTGAGCCTCGCAAGATTGACTACAGAGAAGAATTGGGTGGTACAGCGTATGAAGTGGCTACCTACTCAAAGAAAACATACACGCCAGCAGAAGCAAAAATTGCATACGAGGCTGTTCAGAGCGGAAATTTAAGTTCGCTTGAAACACCAGACTTCAAACTAACTGAAGATAGAGCAAGTAAGGGCAGTCTCTCTAGTTGGACAAGAGAGCCAGCAAAAGAATTTACAGTTATCGAGGTAAAAATGGTAGAGCCTCATACGGTGCAAAAGGCAAAAGATTACGGCAACGAATTCTTCTTCCTTTTCAACAATATGCCTTTTATCCATGATGGCTTAGAGGATGTGCAAAAGCATGGCTCACATGACCAAAAAACCCACGGAAACTGGGCATCTGGAAACTATGATGATTTGGCTCAATGGTACTCCGATGAGATGACAGGGGTATTCGCAACCATGAAAGAACGCGATGACTATTTTGAGGAAATGCTTTTAAGCCAGCGCAAAGAGGGATTCACGGAAGAAAAGTATCCAGAGTTCCGCAGAGCAATAGGCGAATATGAGAGCGTTATGGGATATACCATCAATGATGCTTTGAGAGACCCACAAATAAGTGAGAAGTCTTTTAGGGACACTATTGAGTTCCTTGATAAAGCGATAGAGACAGCGCCGCCTTTGAGAGAAGAAGTTATTGCTTATCGTGGCATCAAAGGCAACGGATTAAATTTCTTTGAGAAGTTAAAGGTAGGAGATGTCTTTGAAGATAAAGGTTATGTCTCTACCACCATTGATGCTGGAGTTGCTCAGCAGTTCGGCACATCAGGAAGTATGTATCAGGGTTTAGCGATGCGCTTGAGATTACCAGCGGGTAGCAAAGGAATTTTTCCTTCTGGTTACAAAGAGCAAAGCAAAGATAATTGGGATACAAACGCTAATGAGGCTGAATTCTTGTTACCACGCGGTAGCAAATTCAAAGTTACTGCTATCCGCGGCAAGGTCTGGGATGTAGAGTTGATTCCATGAGCCTAGAGAGATTCCAATACGATTCCAGCAATGGGCTTACCCTTGTCATTGAAAAGCATCAAGAGGGTCAGCATGACCAGTCGAGCCACGGAAACTGGGCTTTAGCCTCCAGTACGGGCATGAATGACCTGCTCACACTTGGAACATTTGATGAGGAATCTGAGTACGACCCAGCCTTGATGGTTTACAGCGAGCGCTACGGTATAGACAGAAACGGAAAAAGAGTAGGTGTCACAGATAAAGAGCATGATGCTATTGATAACTATTCTCAGCAAGGCTATGTAAGAATAAATGGGTATCTTCGTAATCCATCAGGTTATCAAGTTGATGACATAATCGAGAATATTGAAGGTTTAGATACATTGATTGATACGGCTCCAGATATGTTCGGAGATAAAACTTTATTTAGGGTTGTAGATGATTTTGTTTTAGGGAAACTTACCCCAGGAGATACAATCCAAGATAAAGGCTACTTATCAACTACACGAATAGATTTGACTAAAGATACGACTGCAAGAGAAGCGCTCGGTGAAATATACGACACTCCTGACACGGTTGCCGTCATTCTGCCCAGCCCAACCAAGCGCGGTAAGGGAATTGCGGTGGACCTTTATCGGACCTCCGTTGATGATACGAGTACAGTTTCAGATAGAGAAAAAGAAGTTCTCCTGCCACGCAATACAGACCTTTTATTCTTGGGGTACAAAAGAGGTATAGGGTCTGAGGAAAAAGTCGCAGTATTTCAAAGGGTAGATAAATGAGTAGATTCAGAACCGTTCTTGAAGATATTGAGATTATCAAGCCTGTCAAAAAGCATGGCGAGCATGACCAGAAAACTCACGGAAACTGGTCTACAGGCGGCACCGTCTACACAAGCATCATTGACCGCCTAGGGCGTAAAGATGTAACTGGATTCAGTCTGGACATTTCCAGCCGTAGCGAGCCTACTAGCGGGTATATGTGTTCTAACAATGGGGCTGAACAGACAGTTGAGTACAAAGATTTCTTCTCAAGTCGTGACCGTAGCCGAGAGATTCTCTTGGACTATATCGAGAAGAACGCAGATGCACTCAGCGAGCGCGGAGCCTATTTTGGTATCTGGGTTGTAAAAGACCAAGGAACTGTGTACCTTGATGTCTCTCGCCGCTACGACTCCAGAGGTGAAGCAGTTCGCGCTGGATTCGATAACGACCAACAATCTGTGTACGACATTGAAAAAGACGAATACATTTACATGAAAGATGAGGAAGATGACAGAACAAACAAATCCAAAGATGGTGGAAGTTCCAATCCCCGTCAATCAGATGACCCCCGAGGAGAAGCAAGCCTTCGCGGAGGAGATTCTGAACGCGATAGAAAAGAACCGTTAGAGTCAGGTCATGTCTGCTTAGGTCGCTATCACTCAGTTGAAAAGCACCTAGAGGGACAGCACGACCAAGCCACTCACGGGTCTTGGGCTTCAGGTCGTTTCGGTCCAGATTCAGTTAAAGCGGCTAGAGATGGCGCGAAAGAGTACGCCTTCAAAGCAGGAATCAAGCAAGATGATTCTATTGATTATCAAAAGACAGTTGCGAACCGAGCAAGAGCGGCTCGCATTGCAGATGCTTACGATGAGTTGCCTGTCAAAGATGAGAAAGCATTTGAATCTTATACAGCCCTAGCCACAGAGGTAGAGGCGCAGTTCGATTACATGACTAAAACCATGGGCATCAAGGTTGAATTCGTAGCCGATGACCCATACAAAACTTCCAGAGAGATGTTTGCAGATGTAAGCAAGGGAGTTCTCAAAGTATTAAGTACAGCCTCTACAGGTTCACATCCATTCTTCAAGGATGAGCAGAATGACAAGTTCCGAGCAGTTCACGATTTCTTTGGACACGCCGCTACTGGTCGAGGCTTTGGTCAAGATGGAGAAGAATCTGCATGGGTCCACCATTCACAGATGTTTACAGAGACCGCTCGCGCCGCGCTGACCACAGAAACCCGTGGGCAGAATTCTTGGTACAACACACGCAATCAAGGCTTTGCTGAGCAGAAAGTCGCATTGCTCCCTAAAGAGTTCTGGGAAGTCCCAGCAACATTTGAGAAGTCTTACAAAGTAATCCGATTTGAGCCTGGATTGATGCCAGTCATCAAACATCAAGAGCATGACCAAAGCACCCATGGTAGTTGGGCTAATGGATATACAGCCGAGGAGACTGCTCGTATGGATGAGATGTCTAACCTTGGACCAGCCCTTGAAGATTTAGATGCAATTATAGATAGCATGGGAAATCCTGAAGCGGATATTGAGCAGTTAGAAATGATGGTTAATAATGATGCTTCACTATTCAATTACGCTACCAACGATATTGATGACATTTACAAAGACAGACTCGCATCAGCATCCGAGTTAAAAGATTTAACGGAACAAGAAAAAAATGAAATTTACGAATCGCTCAAAGAAGAAATGATTAGCAATTATATTTCAGAAAATATGGATGATTTACAGGCAATCTACAACTCTGAGGCAGGACTTGGAGAAGTCCAAGAATTAACTGGAGAAATCGTTCCGTTTTTTGAAGAAGTCTATAACACAGACCATGAAGTAGTTAGTTCAAGCGGAGATTATGTAACTACTCTTAAATCTGAGGTTACCTATGTAGATGCTACTTTTGATGATGTAGGAAATGGTAACCAGCCAATAATCAGCGTTAAGGGAACAATTACAGACGATGATGGAAATTATGCTGGAGAGTTCGAAAGATATTTCTATAAGCAAGAGGGCGTGTGGATGGTAGACCATCATCTATTCAAGATGGATGATGATTACAAAGGACTTGGTTTTGGAAAAGAATTTATTCAGCGCCAAGAAGATTGGTATGCCCAGCGTGGGTTCGGTGGGATTACTGTTATGACTGGATGGGATGGCGCTCGCCATTGGGCGCGTTCTGGTTACGATTGGAACCCAAAGAATGTCGAAAACGGGATTAGAAATCTTTACTACGAGGCAAATAACAGCACAGATTTCTTATTCGGAAGTCCAGCCAGAGCCGAATTTGATGCCCTAATGGAAAGGGCTACCAACGGGTATAAATCAACAGAAGGTGGCATCTTCTATGACTCAGTAAAAAGCGTTTCCGATAATGATTTCCCATTGCCTAACGATTTTGCCATGATTGGGTATAAAGATAGGGCATCCAATAACTATGAATCTCCAGTTACAGGGGAGACAAAAGTTGAATATACATGGGCGGGGCAAAGACTTTTACAAGACCAGAATCTCTATTACACAAAGGTTCTTACCGCTGAAGGTCGCAACCTATTTGAAGGTCCAATTGACCGTGATGGTGATGGCATGGTCTTTGATGGCACCGCTAGAGAAAAGCCAGCAAGTGCGGTAAACTCATAACATGGACAGACTAGAGAGACTCAAGCGCATTGAGCGTATTGATGCCACCATGCCCTCAGAAGTAGATGGCGCTCCAGATGACCAAGAGATTGCCATTCTGGATGAGTTGGTAAGAATGAAACTAACTCCAGTTCAGGAAACTAAATAACGGTTGTAATTCTATCCGCTACTATGTACACATGGCGGAGATTGCACCAAAACTAATCGAATTAAGCGCGGATAAACTACGCGCTTTGCATGAGCGCCTTCATAAATCAGAGGCAACCCCAGAGGTCCTAGAAGTCCATCATTTAGCCATCAATGAGATGTTGCGCCGTGGGCTTGAAGCGCCACAGAACGATGTCTGGGATGAGTTCGAAATCCTCGTAGACACAATGAAGCAAGCCAATCTCAAAGCCCTTGCTGGCTCCCTTCCTGCCGAGATGATTGAAGATGTCATCAAATCAACAGGTTCGGCAGTTGCAGATGTCCAACTATTTTTGACTACTACTGGGTATGAGATGCGCCTAGAGAAGTCTGAAGAATTACACAAAATGATTCGTAACGAGAACGGCAAGTACACCGTTTACGATGAAGAAGGCAAGAGACGATTTGGCACTTACAACACAAAGGCTGAGGCAGAACAACGCTTAGCCCAGATGCACCAGTTCAAGAAAGCGGATGGTCACACGCCACCGAAGGCAGTTAGAGCGGCGGCTCGTAGAGCGCTTGATTGGATTGCAGATGGTAAGGCTGGTAGCGGATTTACTGGAGTTGGTCGCGGTAGAGCAAGCCAGTTAGCGGCGGGTGAATCAATCTCTCTTGCAACTTTGAAGCGCATGAAATCTTTCTTCTCTCGCCATGAGGTTGATAAGAACGCACTTGGATTTAGCCAAGGCGAAAAAGGTTTCCCATCTCCAGGTCGCGTGGCTTGGGATGCGTGGGGCGGAGATGCAGGATTCGCTTGGGCTGAGTCCATGGTCGCTCAGGCTGAGAAAGAAGTTTCAAAACATAACCCAGGTATGCACGACCAAAAGACCCACGGCAGTTGGGCAGATGATATTGCTCAATCAATTTTGGATGGAAAGCATCCTCATATTGAGGCTAAGAATGTTTCTGCGTTTCTTATGGCGGCGGCAAAGAGAACAGACCATCCAGACCTTACCGAGTTGAGTGTTGATGGAACGCTTCTTTTTGGTGACGAGGGCATGGGTATTGCTCGCAAAGATATGCCACAGATTCCTGGAAAAGAACGCGCTCGCTTCCTAAAAGAGATTGAAGAATCAGAAGGAATTACTGCCGAGAAAGAAAAGGTAGACCCAACAACATTAAAGCCTATCCAGAAAGAAATTTCATCTGCCCGTTCTGGTGCTATCTACAACAAGTTCCGAGAAGATGGTGGCATACCTAAAGATGAAAGAATTTTAATTTCAAGCGATGGCTTTGTTATTGATGGTCACCACACATGGGGCGCATCAGTCGGGTTTGCCTTTGATAATCCTGGAACTGAGTTGCCTGTTTATAGATTGTCTGTAACGGCTGAAGCT